GACGGCTACACGCCTCCGCCCGCTTCTGGGTGCCCTCAGTCGACAAGCCGGTGGACGTGACCGACGTCATGGAGCACCTGCGCGAGCTGGAGCGGGCATACGACGTCCAGGCGATCAGCTTCGACCCGCGGTTCTTCGACGTCCCGGCCAAGATGCTCGCCGACGAGGGGCTCCCGATGGTCGAGATCCCGCAGAGCGTCGAACGCATGACCTCCGTGCTTGGCTCGCTGCTTGAGCTGATTAAGCGCGGCCACGTTCGCCACGACGGAGACGAGCTGCTCCGCACGCACGTCCTGAACGCGGTGCCCCGCTTCAACGAGCGAGGCTTCACCCTCCAGAAGTCCAAGTCCCGCGGTCGGATCGACGGCGCCATCGCCCTCGCGCTGGCCGTCGACCGTTCTGTCTACAGCGGGCGCCGACAGGTAACGGAGTTCGCATGGTGACCCGCAGCCGCATCCTCGGCGCCGTCCTCATCGCGGCCGGGGCCATCCTCGCCATCGTCGGCGTCGGCCTGTTCTCCGTCCCGATCGCCATCGTCCTCGCCGGCCTCCTCATCGTCGGCGTCGGTTTCGGTCTTCTCGTTGAGGTGCGCCCGTGAACATCATCCAGCGCATCCTCACCGGCTCGCCCGAGCAGCGCGGCCTGACGTACCCGTCCGAGTTCGTGAACTTCGGCGGGCGGATGTACCCGCTCAACTTCCACCAGACGCTCATCGGCCCCAAGGAAGAGGTCGCGGGCGACTACACCGGGCTGGTGAACGGCGCCTACGCCGGCAACGGGATCGTGTTCGCCTGCCTCAACGCCCGGATGGCCCTCTTCACCCAGGCCCGCCCGATGTGGCGTCAGCTCCGCAGCGGGACGCCCGGCGAGCTCTACAGCACGGCCGAGCTGGACATCCTGCGGACGCCCTGGCCCAACGGCACGACGAGCGACCTGCTCGGGCGCATGGCGCAGGACGGCGACCTCGGCGGGAATGCCTTCATCGCCCGGCGGGTCGGCAAGCTCGTGCGGCTGCGCCCCGACTGGGTGACGATCATCCACGGAGTCGAGCGCCGAACGACCGACGCCTGGGACCTCGACGCCGAGGTCATCGGCTACGCCTACCAGCCCGGCGGGCCCGGCACCGACCCCGAGTTCCTTGTCCGCGAGGAGGTCGCCCACTTCGTCCCGGCCGGCCTGACCGACCCGCTGGCGCCCGCTCGCGGCATGTCCTGGCTCACCCCGCTCATCCGCGAGATCGAGGCCGACAGCGCGGCCACGAGCCACAAGCTCGCGTTTTTCCGGCAGGGGGCGACCCCGAACATGGTCATCACGGGCGTCCAGCCGGCCGCCGGGCAGACGCTCCAGGACTGGGTGGACAGGTACCGGGCCAAGAACGAGGGCGTCGGCAACGCCTACAAGACGCAGTTTTTCACGGCCGGCACGACCGTCGAGGTCGTGGGCAAGGATCTCCAGCAGCTCGACTTCAAGGTCACCCAGGGCGCCGGGGAAACCCGCATCGCCGCCGCGGCCGGCGTCCCGCCCGTCGTCGTCGGGCTCTCCGAGGGGCTCCAGGGCAGCAGCCTCAACGCCGGCAACTTCACGGCGTCCATGCGCCGCTTCGCCGACCTCACGGGGCGGCCGTGGTGGAGCAGCGCCTTCGCCTCGCTGGCGACGATCATCCCGACCCGGCCCGCCTCGGAGCTGTCCTACGACGACCGCTACATCCCGGCCCTCCGGGTCGACGTCAAGGACGCGGCCGAGGTCCAGGCCCTCAACGCGCAGGCCGTCCGCCAGTACGTCGACGCCGGGTTCGTGCCCGACAGCGTGGTGGACGCAATCAACGCCGGCGACATCAAGCGGCTCAAGCACTCGGGCCTCTACTCGGTCCAGCTCCAGCTCCCGGTGCCGGAGCAGCCCGAGCCGATGCCCACGCCCGCAGCGCTGGCCGAGCCCGTCAAGCCCGCCGAGATCCCCGCCACCGTCAGCAAGGAGGGCGAGTGATGCCCTGGACGATCGTGTCCGACAACCCGGACTGCTCCGGCTTCGCCGTGGTCAAGGATGACGACGGCTCGGTGGCCGGGTGCCACAAGAACGAGGCCGACGCCAAGGCCCAGCTCGCCGCCCTCTACGCCAGCGAGGAAGATGCCATGTCCGACACCCCGAGGACCGACCATCCCCGCGACGACCTGTACCGCGCGATGGCCGGCGGGGTCACCTCCGACGATGGCAGGACGCTCACCATCCGGCTCGCCCCGCACGACCAGTTCGCCGAGATCCAGTCCAAGACCGAAGGGCACTTCATGGAGCGGTTCGGACGGACGGCGTACAAGAAGTCGATGGCCGACAACCCGCCCAAGATCCTGTTCCAGCACGGCAAGGATCCGCAGATCGGGGAGAAGCCGATCGCCACGACGGACGAGGTCGGATCGGACAGCACCAGCCCATACGCCCGCGGACGCATCCTCGACGGCCTCCCCGAGCTGGTGGCGGACGGCCTGCGGAAGAACGTCTACGGCGCGTCCCATCGCTTCAGCGTGGTGCGCGAGTCGTGGGTGGAGAACCCGCCCGCCATGCCGCACAACCCGACCAGGCTCCCCGAACGCACGATCACCGAGGCCCAGCTCCACGAGCTCGGGCCGGTCACCTGGCCCGCGTACGCCTCGGCATCCGCATCCCTGCGGTCGCTCACCGACGAGTACCGCGGCATCCCCATCGAGCCGGAAGCACCCTCCCTCGACGCCGAGGCCGAAACGCCTCACCTCGAGCCGGAGCGCCGCGACGAGCCGGTCACTGTCGCAGCCCCCCAGCCAGAGGAGATCCGCACCGTGGACACCGACTTCGTTGACATCAGCATGTACATCACCCGCGACGAGAAGGTCGCCCGACTGACCGAGCTCGAGCGCGAGATGGAGACGCTCGACAAGCAGTTCGAGGCCGTCAAGATGCCCGACGAGCCGCAAGCCCGCTGGGATGCTTTCAAGGCCGAGAAGGCGGCGCTCCTGGAGGCCGTGGAGGCGGCCGACGCGCGCAAGGCCGACATGGGGCGGCACTGGTCCGAGCGGACCGGGACCGACCCCGAGCGCGGCTACTCCCCGCCCGTCGTCAGCGTCATCAAGCAGCGCGACCTGGTGTCGATCTACGACGTCCAGCGCACGATGCGCGAGTCGCGCAGCACCGAGCAGTTCGCGTCCACCCTCCACGACAACGCGATGCGCGCCGTCGAGGGCGCCGCGTTCCAGGCCACCGAGCGGACCAAGGGCCAGGGCGAGGTCGAGCAGCTCATCAAGGGCGGCGGTCCCCTCGACCAGATCGACACCACGGAGGTCGCCAAGCGCGTCCTCTACACCGGCAGCCCGGCCTACCGCCGGGCCTATCGCAAGTGGCTCATCGCGGGGCGCTCGGGCAACCCGATGTTCACCCCGGAGGAGGGCGCGGCCTTCCACGAGTCCCGCGCCTCGCTGGTCACGGCCAGCAACACGGCCGTGCCGTTCGACCTCGACCCCACGATGATCATCAACACCAGCGGCGCGATCAACCCGTACCGCCAGGCGTTCCGCGTCGTCAAGACGACCAGCAACGACTGGCGCCCGTCGGTCACCTCCGGCATGACGGCGGTGTACGAGGACGAGGCCACGGCGGCCACGGACCTCGCCCCGACCTTCACCGCGCCGGCCCGCCTGCTGGTCAAGGCGCACACCCTCGCCAAGTACAGCGTGGAGATCCAGCAGGACTACGCGCTGGGCTCTCTCGAGGCCGAGCTGGCCCGCGAGATCGCGGACGCCAAGGACGTCCTTGAGGCCACGGAGTTCGGAACGGGCAACGGCTCGACCCACCACCCCAACGGCATCTTCAACTACTACACCTCCAACTTCCTCGACACGACGACCACCCTGGTCGTCGTCCCGAAGGACCTCTACGCGCTGGCCGCCAACATCGGCCCGCGCTACCGGGGCAACCTGACGTGGCTCGGCTCCCCGTACTTCTACAGCCTCGTCCGCGGCATCGACACCGCGGGCGGCGCCGGCCTCTGGGTCGACAACCTGTCCCTCGGCGGCAGCCTCGGCGCGATGGAGAACAACGGGCGCCTCGGCAACCTCATCGGCTACCCGGCGTTCGAGTGCATCGCCCCGGCCAACACCTCGATGGCGACGACCGAGAAGGTGGCGATCCTCGCCAACCGCGAGCGGTTCGTGATCATCGACCGCATCGGCCTCAACCTCCAGCAGATGCCGTTCGTGTCGGCATCCACCGGCCTCCCCAACGGCGAGGAGATGGTCTACGCCTGGTGGAGAAATACGAGCGTTGGGCTTGGCCTCGCCACCCTCGGCGCGGGCCGGGAAGCCTGCATCTTCCGCGGCAAGTAGTCCTGCAGTCAGCGGGGGCCGGGCGACTCTCCCGGCCCCCACCCCCAAGGAGCGAAGTGGGAACCAACCCGCACGACACCTGGTACATCGCCAACTGCTCGTGGGCGAGTGCCGACCCGGAGTTCCCCAACGGCGTCAAGGGCAAGACGCGGGTGCGCGGGTCGGACCCCATGTATCGCAAGTGGCCTGAGTTCTTCGACCCCATCATCTCGTCCGACCGCTCGGCGCCCGCCGTCGAGGAGGCCGTGGCGATCCCCGGCAGGAAGCGAGGCGAGTAGTGGCAACGATCCAGAACACGCCCAACGCCACCCTGACCGGGCCATCCGGCATCCGCCCCGGCGGGGTGGAAGCGATCATCAGCAACTCGCTGGCGAACCCGACGGTCGTGACCACGCTTGCGCCGCACGGCCTGACCAGCGGCGATTACGTGTTCTTCACCGCGTCCGCGGTGTCCAACCCCCTGCTGACGGCGAGCCCGCAGCAGGTCGTCACCGTCGTCTCGGCGACCACGTTCTCGGTGCCGGTCAACTGCACCACGGGCGGCACGTCGGGCGCCTACGACTACGCGATCACCTCGATCCCGACCACGCCCGGCGCCGCCCCGCTGATCAACGTCGGCCGCGCCCACGACCTCCGGGTGGGCGACACCGTGACCATCGCGGCCTCGGGCTCGACGCCGGATCTCAACGGCGTCCAGACCGTCACGGCGGTCGATGACCCGCGATCCTTCCGCGTCCTCACCTCGGCGGTCCCGACCACGGGCGCCGGCACCACGACCGCGGCGCACTACTCCAAGACCACGTTCTACAGCGACGTCTACATCCGGCCGCAGGGCAGCGCCGGCGGCATCTCGCTCACCAGCGTCATCGGCACCGCGCCGGTGACGAACCTCGTCGACATGCAGGCGAGCATCGATGGGTCGAGCTGGTTCAACTGCATCTACTCGGCGGTGACCACGCCGCAGACGGCCATCGCCGGGACGCAGATCACCATCACGACCGCCGTGACGACGAACTACTGGTTCCCGAGCGCCTGGGCGCCGGCCGTCGGAGGGCAGGGCTGGCGGTACTTCCGGCTCAAGTTCACCTCGAGCACCAACATCATCATGTCGGCCAACATCGTCGCCGTCTGAAAGGAGTAACCCACCATGAACGTCCTGCGTCTCATCCCGCGGAACCGCCCTCGGGCCGGCCTGAGCCAGATCGAAGTCCTCGAGCGACTGGACGAGGGCCTCCAGGCCCGGGTCACTCGCCCCCGCTTCATGGGCGAGGAGCTGGAGCTCGGCCCGAACTGGGTCCATGCCGTGTGGGGCCACGCCGGCGAGTCGGGCAAGGCGGGGACGTTCACCGACCTCGGCTGG